ACTGGGCGACTTCCGAGAGGGTCGCGTTGTCCGCCGCGTCTTCGAGGAGCGAGGCGAAGTGGTTCAGGTGCTTCTTGTCCTCCTCGCGGAGTCGCTTGCGCTCCTCGGCGGGCGAGGCGGACGCGGCGGGCGAGGAGGGCGGAGCCCAGCCCGCCTCCCGGGCGAGAGCGAGGACGGAGCGGAACGTGACCTGCTCGCCGCGCCTCGTCTTCCGCCCGAAGGTTGACCACTGGTACTCGATCTGCTCCCGCCCCGGATACTTCTCCGCTGACGCGGAGGACCACGAGTCGAAGAGGTCGAGCCCCGCGTCTCCGAACTGGACCTTGAGAGCCTGCCCGATGACGACCCACTGGTCATGGTCCATCGACGGGTCGAGGTGGTCGAGGATCTCCTTGGCCTTTGCCTCGTCGATGTCGCTGAGGACGGACGGACCGTGCTGAAGGAACGTCTCGGCGGAGTCCGCCTGGGGGCTCTCCCCGCCGCCCGCGAGGAAGTCCCGCCACGCCTCCGGAAGCTCCGCTGGCTTCGCCTTCTCTTCGTTCCACTCGTAGGTGTTCCCCGACTTGTGACGGGACGGCGGGGCGACTGCCTGGGAACCATCGCTCATGACGTCGATCCCCGTCACCGCCTTCCGGTCGAGCCCGAGGAGAGCGCGGCCAATGTGCGTAGCCTTACGGATCCGGTAGCCTTCCGGATAGCGGAACAGACGGTGCGTGCCTCCGCCGCCCGAGACGAAGGAGAGCGTGGAGGGGAGAACGCCCAACCGCTTCTCCAGGCGGCGAAGGTTCGCTGGTCCGCCCGAACGCGGATCAGTCTCGATATCCACGAGCCCCGTTGCCGCTCCGAACGCAATGCCGACGTTCGAGGACGGCCACTGCTCGTACCAGCAACGGATCTCCTCGGCGTCCGTAGTCGCGTCATCAATCCAACCGGCGATCCGGGGATGCTTCCCGGCAGCAGGACAATCCGCGACCCCGCACGTACACAATCCCGTCTTCGTAATGGAGTGAATCGGGATCACGCGCCACCCTCGGCGGGCGTAGGAGAGGGCGGCGGAAAGGGTCGGGGAGGTCGTAGCGGTGGTCATCGAGGTTCTCCTGAATCGGGGAAAGAAGAGAGGGAAGAAGAGGGAATATTGTAGGAAAGAGCTGTTTACGTCAGCAGTCCGGGCAGTAAGTCGTATTCTTCCCCGGTTATATAGCGGGGAGAAGGTCCATAGAAAGGAGAAAGAGGGAAGTGTGGGTATTTACCGTATATTTTATACTCTTATTTCTTTATTTATATATATAATATATAATAATAAATAAGAGTAGAAAAGAGTGGGTCTTAGATTTTTTTTCTATATAGGCCGATTTCGCCCGAAGAAAGGAGGGGAAGAAGGGAAGAGGTCGTGAATGACTCGTAGCTTCTATGAATCATGAAACTCGATAGCCTCGTGGATGTGAGCTCGAAGAAGCGACCCTGTCCCATATCCAAAGCCGATGTCGCGGCCATCGTCGCGGATGTCTCAAGAGGCGTCCCGTGGAAGGTCGCGGCGACGGCTCGCGGACTCCCGAGAGCCTCTTTGACGGAATGGCTCAGGCTCGGTCGGACGATGCACAAGGCGATGATTGAGAATGGAGCCTTCCCCGAGAGGACCGGACCGCTGGAGTGGACACTCTACGAACTCGCGGTTGGGATCGACAAGGCGCACGCCGAGTTCGTCCGGAGGCAGGCCCTCAAGATCGGAGCCGGGGCGAAGAAGTCCGTGGAGTGGGCGTCATGGGTTCTTGAGAAGCGTGCGACTCGCGACTATGGCGAGGCGGAGGAGGTCGATGGGGCCTCGCCGCTCTCGACCGGACCGCGCATTCAGATCTACGCTCCGGTGAACGCTCGCGGACACGCCAATGGATGAGGTCATAGAGATCCGCCCGCACGGCGGTCCCCAAGAACGGTTCCTGGCTTGTGACGCTGACCTCGGGTTCTACGGAGGCGGGGCGGGCGGCGGGAAGACATGGGCTCTCCTCTTCGATCAGGCGCGGTGGGCTTCGACCGTCGCGGGCTTCGCGGGCGTTGTCTTCCGCCGAACCTACCCGGAGATCATGAACCCGGGCGGGCTCTGGGACGAGTCGGAGAAGCTGTTGCCGTACTTCGGAGCGACCCCAACCCGCTCCGCGCAGAAGTGGACGTGGCCGAACGGTTCGTGGATCAAGTTCTCCCACCTCCAGTACGACAACGATGTCCACAAGTGGCAAGGCGCGCAGCTGGCGGCCATCGCCTTCGATGAGCTCACGCACTTCTCCCAGGCCCAGTTCTTCTACCTCCTCTCCCGCCTCCGCTCGCGATGCGGCGTCCGCCCCTATATCCGAGGAACGTGCAACCCGGATCCTACGTCCTGGCTCGCGGAGTTCCTCTCGCCCTGGATCGACAAGGACGGATTCCCGAAGCACGAGGTCAAGCGACTCTATATGGGGCGGGTCGGCGGACGGATCCTCTGGGAAGAGGAGCGACCGCCGCCCGGGGAGATCGCCTACAAGTCGGTCGAGTTCATCCCCGCGAAGGTCCAGGACAACCCCTCGCTGCTCCTCGACAACCCCGAGTACGTGGACACGCTGAAGTCCCTGAACCTCGTGGACCGTGCGCGGCTCCTCGACGGCAACTGGAAGATCCGGGCGGTCAGCGGGACGTTCTTCAAGCGTGGTTGGTTCAAGTGGCTACCGACCCGCCCCGCCGACAAGAACATCCGCTGGGTACGCTACTGGGACCGTGCGGCGACCGAGGTGAGCGAGAACAACACCGACCCGGACTGGACGCGTGGCGCGCTCCTCGGGCTCGACGGGAAGCGCGTGATCATCGCGGACATCACGGGGCTTCGCGGACCGCCCGGGGAAGTTCGCCGCCATATCCGTGCGACCGCTGAGATGGACGGGACGGACGTTGAGGTTGCGCTGGAGCAGGATCCCGGTCAGGCGGGCGTGGTCGATGTCGATCAGCTCACCTCCGATCTCGCGGGCTTCGCGGTCCACCGCGTCCTTCCCCACGGCCACAAGGCGGACCGCGCCAAGCCGATCTCCGCGCAGTGCGAGGCGGGCAACGTCGCCCTCGTCCGTGGCGAGTGGAACGAAGAGTTCATGAAGGAGGCTGAGGGCTTCCTCGACAATCGCGAGACGAAGGAACCTCAAGGCTATCATGACGACCAGATCGACTCCGTGAGCGGAGGATATACCTTCCTCGCAGGCGTCCCAACTCCGAGGATACGAGTGCTATGAGCAACCGATTCACCAACGCCCTTCGCGCTCTCTTCGGAGCGCAGGTCAAGATCAGCGGCACTGCCCCCTACGTCATGCTCCAGTTCACGGGGCAGTCGGAAGGGATCGCAACGCGGCGGAACTTCGCCCAGTACGCTGAGGAGGCGTACCGCAAGAACGTCATCGCCTATCGAGCGATCAGCGTTGTCGCCCGAGGTGCCGCGTTCATCCCCTTGGTCGTGAAGCTCGGGGAACGGGACGCTCCGCCGAACCATCCGCTGTGTAAGCTCCTCCGCCGACCGAACCCGTGGCAGGGCGGGGCGTCCTTCTTCGAGTCGGTGGTGGCGTACTATCTCCTCAGCGGCAACACCTACATCGAGGGCGTGGGACCGGACAACGCCCCGCCGATTGAACTCTACTCGCTCCGCCCGGACCGCATGCGCGTTGTCCCCGGGGCGGTCGGCATCGCTGGCTACCTCTACGAAGTCAACGGACAGAAGAAGCGCTGGGCGGCGGATCCGATCACGGGCCAGTCTCCTATCCTCCACCTCAAGTCGTTCAATCCTCTTGATGATATCTACGGCATGAGCGCGGTCGAGGCGGCAGCGTACTCAGTCGATCAGCACAACGAGGCGGGGAAGTGGAACCAGTCGCTGCTACAGAACGCTGCGCGACCGTCCGGAGCTATGGTCTATAGCGGGACGTCCTCGATGAGTGATAAGCAGTTCGAGAGGATGAAGCAGGAGCTCAACTCCGCCATGGAGGGTTCGGCCAACGCGGGGCGTCCGCTTATCCTTGACGGCGGGCTCGACTGGAAGCAGATGTCGCTCACGCCCGCTGAGATGGATTGGATCAACGGCAAGCACGTCTCCGCTCGCGAGATCGCCTTGGCCTTCGGAGTCGCCCCGCAGCTACTCGGTATCCCCGGTGACTCGACGTACTCGAACTACCAGGAGGCGCGCCAGAGCCTCTACGAAGACACGATCATCCCGCTGTTCGATTCGCACCTGGACGGGTTCAACGCGTGGCTCGGCCCTGTGTTCGGAGAGGACGTCCGCGTTGAGATGAACGTTGACGATATTCCCGCGATGGCGCCCAAGCGTGCCGCTAGGTGGACCGCTGTACAGAACGCGACGTGGATGACGATCAACGAGAAGCGCGAGGCAACGGGCTTCGAGCCGTCAAAGAGTCCGGAGGCGGATGAGATCTTCATTCCGTCCGGGCTCCTCCCGCTCGCGGGCTCGATGGAAGAACCGGATACGGACGAGGGCGAGGAGCACGAGGAAGCCGAGAGCGAGAAGCCCGAGAGCGAGAAGCCCGAGGACGAGAAGCCCGAGAGCGAGAAGCCCGAGGGCGACGTCATCGAAGCCCCGGTCAACGAAGTCCAGACCACGGCTCTCAATGGCGCGCAGATCCAAGCCCTCGCCTCGATCATCGAGCAGGTCACGACCGGGGCGATGAGCGCGGAGGTCGCTGAGGCTCTGATCCGCATCGCCTTCCCGGCGGTCGCGGACAGCGCGGTTGCTATGCTTCTGGCGGCTCTCGCGAAGGCTCCGAAGAAGCCCGCCGCGAAGCCCGTGGGCGAGCCCGAGGACGAGGAGGACGAGGAGGACGAGGAGGAATGAACTGCCCGTGCTGCGGCCTGTCCCGAGACGATGGCGGCGGGCGATGCGCTCGCTGCGGAACCGATATGGAGGACGATCATGATCAATCTCAAGTCCGCCGCGTCCCGTCGAGCGGAGGCGCGGTCCCAGCTCAGGATGATCGAGGTGATCGAGCGGAGGATGGCGCCACGGTTCGCGGCGGAGTTCCTACGGGCGACGAAGGCGGCAGCGTCAGCCTATCCGAACTGGAAGCCGACGTTGGAGGAGCACAAACGGAATATGCTCCGACTACTGCGCGAAGAAGGCGAACGGGCGGCAAGGGTCGCGGCAGAAAGAACGCGAGGCGCAATCAAGAAGGCGATGCCCTGGTGCCTCGAAAGAAAGGCAGACACTGAAGACCAACTCGTGCGGCGGATCGTCCGCTGGGCGAAGAGGAACGCGGCGAAGAAGGTCACCGGGGTCGCCAACACGACCCGCAAGCGGATCGCCAACGCGGTCGCCCGAGGGATCGGCAAGGAGGAGTCGTCAGCGCAGATCGCTCGACGGATCCGCGATGAGGTCGAGCCAATGTCCTACTCGCGGGCTCGGACCATCGCCCGTACCGAGTCGCATCAGAGCGCGATGACGGGTCAGCAGGAGGCGGCGGAGGTGACGGCGGAGGAGCTTGGGCTCACGATGAAGAAGGAGTGGATGGCGACGATTGACGACCGGACCCGCGAGAGCCATTCAGCGGCGGACGGTCAGATGGTCCCGCTCGACGATTCGTTCACGGTCGGCGGAGCAGATCTCCGCTACCCAGGCGACCCGGGCGGACCCGCCGAGGAGGTTATCAACTGCCGCTGTGTCGTAGGATACGAAGCGAAGTGACGGAGTATATCGAGGCGGTCCTAGATTTGAAATCCCCTCACGCTAGACTCGACCCCGTCATGGGACACCTCATCGTTCCTTTCCTCGAAGTCAAAGAAGACGCCTCCACTCCGGGACGCTTCAAAGGCTACGGTTCAACGTTCGGCAACGTCGATCTCGGCAAAGACATTTGCGCCAAGGGCTGCTTCAAGCGGACCCTGGAGGAGCACTCGAAGGGCGGGACGCTCCCCGCGATGTATTGGATGCACGATAGGAAGGAGCCGATTGGTGACTGGCTCGACGTCCGCGAGGACTCGCGTGGACTCGTAGTCGAGGGCCAGCTGTGGCTGGAAGCCGGGATCGAGAACGCGAAGAAGGCGTACATGATGATGAAGGGAACGGGACCGAAGGGCATGTCCATCGGATACTCGACCCGCAAAGCGGAGTACGATGACAAGAAAGGGACGCGGACCCTTCTGGACGTCGATCTCCCCGAAGTGTCCATCGTGGGCTACGGGATGAACCCGAAGGCTCTGGTGACCTCGATCAAGTCTCACCTCGCTGACGGCATCGTTCCGACCGTTCGCGATTTGGAAGCCCTACTGCGGGATGCGGGGCTGTCCGAGAAGATGGCGAAGACGCTGCTGGCGAAAGGCTATGACGGACTGCGCCGAGATGGGGCAGACGAAGACGCCAAGGCCAACGCGGAAGCGCTGAAGGCTCTCCGGAACATCCACCGCCTCTTCCTCGCGGACGAGTGCTGACCACTACCAACCTCCCCAACGAAGGATTCCGACCATGACCCTCGAACTCAAAGAGTTCACCGACCAGTTCCAGAAGGACTGGGCCGACTTCAAGAAGACCAACAACGAACTGATCAAGGCGAAGGCGGACGGCAAAGCCGTCGCTGACCTCGAAGAGAAGATCGTCAAGCTCAACTCCGCTCTCGACAAGCACAGCGAGACGAGCGAGAAGCTCGCCAAGCTGGAGACGGCGCTGAAGCGTCTCCCCGCTCTCGGCAACCCCGAGGAGAAGTCCCCGGAGCACGCCGAACACAAGGCTGGCTTCCTCAAGTTCGTCCGCAAGGGCATCGACGATGGCCTGGCCGAACTCCAGACCAAGGCCCTGTCGGTCAACGATGATACCTCGGGTGGCTTCATGGTCCACGCGGACCTGAGCGGTCGGATCATCAAGCGCATCTTCGAGACGTCGCCCATCCGCTCCTACGCCAACGTCCAGTCGATCTCGACGGACGCCCTGGAAGGTCCGGTCGATACCGACGAGGCGAGCACTGGCTGGGTGGGCGAGGCGGGCGTGCGCCCGCAGACCAACACCCCGAAGATCGGCATGTGGCGGATCCCGACCCATGAGCTGTACGCCATGCCGGCGGCGACCCAGAAGCTCCTCGACGATGCGGCCTGGAACCCCGAGGAGTGGCTTGCCGCGAAGCTCGCGGACAAGTTCGCCCGCGTGGAGAACACCGCCTTTGTTCTCGGTGATGGCGTCAATCAGCCTCGCGGCTTCCTGACCTATCCCACCGTGGCCGAAGACGCGACCCTGAACTTCACAGCGCTGAAGAAGATCGGCAAGATCAAGACCGGGACCGCTGACGACTTCGCTCCGGTTCCCGCCGCTGGTACCGATCCCGCCCAGGCCGACTCGCTGATCAACCTCGTGTACTCGATGAAGACCCAGTACCGGGATATGCCCGGCTCTGCCTTCGCGATGCACCGCACCACGGTGGGTCGGGTCCGTCGCCTCCGCGACAACCTCGGCAACTACCTCTGGATGCCGGGGCTCGGGGCTTCGCCCTCGACCGTCCTGGGCTACCCCATCGCGGAGTTCAACGACATGCCCAAGCTGGGTGACGCGAACAAGTACGCGGTCGCCTTCGCGAACTGGCGCGAGTTCTACCAGATCGTGGACCGCATCGGCATCCGCGTCCTCCGCGACCCGTACACCTCCAAGCCCTTCGTCCTGTTCTACTCGACGAAGCGGACTGGCGGCGACGTCCTGAACTTCGAGGCGTGCAAGCTCCTTGAGTTCGCTGCCTGATCGTAGGACGGGCGGGAGTCTCTAGGCTCCCGCCCGTCCGCTGCTCTTTCACTCTCCCTCCCCGCCGACTCCGCAAGAGGTCGGCATCACTCACCCCCTACCCTACAAGGGAATCTTTCAATGCCCAACCGCGAAGAGATCCACATCTGCGTCGAGAAGCTCCTGGTCGCCACGACCGCCGCTGCCGATGCGACTCCCGTCAACTCGACCGCTCTGGACACCCAGGGCTTCGACTCCGCCCACTTCAACCTCCACATTGGCGCCGTCTTCGATGGCGCGATGACCTACAAGGTTCAGGAGTCGGAGGACAACGTCACCTTCACCGATGCCGTCGCCGCCGAGGTCATCGATGACGGCTCCGCCCTCGTCGCGAGCAAGACCAAGCGGGTCGCCTACGTCGGCTCCCAGCGCTACGCTCGCATCCAGGTCACCCCGGTCGCCCTCGACGTCTATACCGTCACGGGCCACATGGGCTACGCTGCCCAGAAGCCGACCGACAACCCCGCCTGATCGGTCGTTCCTCTCCCTCCCTCGTCCGCGAGGGAGGATGAGCAACGACCTACCTGGAGGACTCCTCGATGCTTCCGACCAATTGGGCTTCCTGCGTCGCTGACGCTCCCGCTATCGACGGGGCGGCGGTCGTTCCGAACGATGGCGCTGACCTCGCCGCTCCCGCCCGTGCGCTCTGGATCGGAGCGGGCGGAACGCTCCGCGTCACCACGCTCAAGGGAACGGTCCTCGACTTCGCCGCCGTCCCGTCTGGCTACGTCATGCCGGTCGCCGCCGTCCGCGTCCACGCGACCGGAACGACCTGCTCAAGCATCGTGGCGTTGTTCTAATGATTGGATCGGGCATCACGGTGTCGAGAGACGGAGGAGCCCCAAGGCCATCCGCTCTCGTATTGCCTTGGTACAACCGAGTCATCGCGGCGGGAGGATCGGTCGCTGCCGTACAGGTCGAGGCGTTGAACGTCTTGACGGCGACCTATGCTGCTATCGGTCTGAACGATTCGACCTGTCGTTTCAATCCTTTCTGCGGCCTGAATCTCGCCGCCGCTCTCGTCCCCGTGTTTCGCGGGGGCGGTCCCGATCTGGACACCAACGCGAACTTCATTGAGTCAGACTTCGTTCCCGGGGTCGGGCTCAAGGGCGACGGCGCGACAAAGTATCTGAACACGGGCGTCGATCCAACTACGCTCGGCGCGAACGATTCGCAGCACTTCGGTGTCTATTCGCTCGACGCTGGCGCGGTCCTTTCCGCGTGCGAGATGGGAACCACAGGAACATCCCTGTCCTCGGCCGTCCGGTGCTGCTTGTTCGTGAACCATCCATCAACCGACACGGCGGTGGACTGCTATAGCCGCACAACCTCGCGCGCCTCGGCAGTCGTGGCGAACAATCGTCGCCTCATCCTGTGCAACCGCACCGCCACCAACGGCACGCGAGGATACGCGGACGGCGTGCTGTTTGGCACCGCTGGTGCCTCGGCGGCTTCCCGCCCGACCGCGCCATACTTCGTGTTCGCTCGGAACAACAACGATGCCGGGCCAGATCTTCCGACGTCACGGGCCTTGGGTGGCTACACGCTCGGCTTGAAGATGGCGATTGCTGATGCCCCGGTTCTTTCCGCTGCGTGGCGGGCGTACTCCGAAGCTATGGGGAGGGTGATCTGATGAACCTTGATGCGCTGATCGTCAACGCGACGGACCTTGCCGCTATCGAGGTTGTGAACGGGTCGCAGTCCAATCGACGGCTCGCACCCGTTCTTTCCGCCGATGGTCGGAAGGTTCTTTCCGCCGATCTCCTTACCGATTGCGGCGAGCAACAGACCTGGAAGGATTATCGTGAGATATTGACGAGGCTTCCCCGCGAGACGGTAGCCATGCCTGAGCCACAGGGGAGTCCATGAGCCTTATCCGTGCCATCACCCGTCCCTACGGTCCCGCGACGGTGGACATCCAGATCGAGCAAGGCTCCGACTTCGTGATGAAGTTCACTCTGTCGAAGAACGCGGTGCCTTGGGATCTCACCAACGCGACGTTCCGCGCTCACTTCCAGTTGAGCGTACCGACCGCTCAGTGCATCCCTCTTCCGGTGACTCCTCTTGACCTCTTGAACGGGGAGGTCCAAGTGGAGTTCCCTGCCGCATCGTCGCTTGGTCCTCCGTTCGACACGCTCCCGCCGCTCGCGGAGGCTCGCCCGATTCGCCCCGATCAGTACCCTCTTGGCGGATGGCTCTTCGAGATTACTGACGCCAGCACGACAACGCGCATCGCCGAGGGTGCGTGCTTCCTGGATCGCGACCCATGCCTGATGTAAGCGTCGAGATCACGCCACAGCCGAGTATCGTCGCAACGGTCGTTGGGGGCGATCAGATCAGTATTGATCTTTCTGCCGGTCCTCCGGGTCCAAGCGGAGCGACGGTCATATCCGGTACGCTCGCCGCGCTTTCGACAGAAATGGATTCGCTTGCCTCGGACTTCGCCAACTGGAACGTCCAGCTTTGGAACGGGGCTATGCGCTACACCGCCGACATCAACGCGAGTTCGGACGGCGTGACGGCGAACTGGTCGCAGTCCGGTGTGTCGCTTGTCGGGATTACCGTTCCGACTTTCACTCTCGACGTTCAGCGTGTCGGCGCTGACCTCGTCCTCTCGGGGATCGGGGTTGGCTGGTCCTTCCGCGTTCGCCGTTATCTCCAGGTGACATCATGAAGTATCAAGACACCATCGGTGCCGTTGTTCTTCTGCGGAAGATCCTTCCGACAGATGGCTGGTACAAGTCGGAGCCTCGCAAGGGAAGGATCCTCATCACTGCGATGGATGCGCTTGATGCGCTTCCGCCTTGCGACCTGGAGCGCGGAACCGACGAGCAAGATTCCGATTGGGAGAAAAGGCGCGATGCGTTCTGGTCGCAGGAAGCATCCTGGGAGTGGAGCGAGACGCAGGAAGATGCCGTGCGCCTGTGCGTCAAGTTCTACCGGGACGCTGCCGCCTTCGCCCCAACGCCAGCCGTCCGTTCTCTTCTCAAACTCCTTCAACTGGACAAGGATTGACCATGACTGACGCCATCATCCAGGTTGATCCCAAGACCACGACCCGCAAGGAAGTGCGAGCCGTCCAGATCGTCGGGCTCAACGATCTTGATGCCGATCCTTCTCGCCCGGATCTCAAGTATGGGTTCCTCATCCATCGGGTCGCGGAGCCGCAGAACGATAGCGGCGAACAGACCGGAGCGAGGATCGCCCTTCCTCCATTCCAGGTGCCTATGCTCGACGTACTGACGCGGACCTTCACGCGACCGGACGGCTCGACGTTCTCAGGGGCGCAGCATCTCATGGACCACAACGCGGTCGTGGATCACTACAAGGCTATGGCTGAGATCCCCTCGCCCGAACCCGCCGCTGATCCGGAGACGCCATGAGCGAACAGAGTGACCTTGCGGTGCTTGGCCTGCGCCTGGGCGTCCTCGGGTCGCTCGCTTCGCTGGCGCTCGCCGCTCCGTTAGCTGATGGCGATCTGAGCGACGAGGCGCGGACGGACGCGGCTCGCATAGGGTTCTACTTCCGTCGCAACGCTGGCTTGGAGTGCATGCGCCATGTAGTGATGGGACGAGATATTCTTTGTGTCGGCGTCAAGGGAATCTCGTCATGGGTCAACTCGGTCGGCAAGGAGGTCGGTGACGCGAATGAGGTTTGGGGCTTTGATGCTGGTAATACCAACTTCACTGGAACCGGAAATACGTTCTTCGGACAATACTGCGCGAAGGGCAAGAGCGGAGGCGGAGGAGCCAACACCGCGTTCGGGCATCGTGCTATGGAGATTGGTTCCGGAGGATCGCTCAACGATGCCTTCGGAACGCAGGCGCTCAGGAACGTCACCAACAATCACAATAAGGCATTTGGATACCATGCGCTCCGCGAATGTACGAGCGGTGAGGGCAACGTCGGTATCGGTTCCTGGGCGTTTGAAATCCTGACGAGCGGTTCGCGCAACGTTGGTATCGGTCGGCGCGTGGCGGTCCTTCTCGCCAGCGGCTCAGACAACACCTATCTCGGAGCCTTCGCCGCTCCGAACGCAACGACCGGAAGTCACAACTGCGGACTTGGGGCGAACACACTCCCGAACATAACGACTGGCCGTGGTAATATCGGACTTGGTCGGTATGCTGGAAACGGTCGCGGCAACTCGGACAACAAACTCTATGTCGGCACGACCGCGACCGGAGGCGGAGCCTACGCAATCAACGCGGTTCGGATCGAGTCAACCGACGTTCGCGGACCCTTGTGGGAGACTCCCAACCGCTTCGCCGCCGCGACCGCGACTTCCGCTGGCGTCAATCTCGGAGTTGGCGTTGACCCGCTTTCTCCGCAGGACGGCGACATATGGGTGACTGCTAGTTCCATCTTCGCCCGCGTTGGCGGGGTCACATACGATCTCTTGGCCTGAGGACTTATGGAAACTATCATCGTTCACGAAGACACGACCATCGAGCGGACCTTTGCCGAGGAGACGCGGGTTGTTGCTCGAAGTGATCCGCCCGAGAGCGGACCTTGGAACGCAACCATGTCGTTCGCCGCGACCTTCGTGGGGCCTATCGACCCGGAGAACCCCGTTGCCCCGATCAGCGCAAGCGGGGTCGAGGTCGAGACGCTCCTCAAGGTCGGTACGTGGTCCATCACGCTCACTCCGACCGCCACGCCCTTCGATGGGCGCATACTCCTGGGTGACGCATGAACCCCTATCGCAGCGGTGCTCCTCTCTCCGGTTGGACGGTCCCTCGTCCTATCTCGAAGCGTCTCAAGGAGACGTCCGCTCCAGCCGTCCTCCCGGTCACGCTCGACGAACTCAAGGCGCATCTTCGCGTCACGAACTCGGATGAGGACGCCTACCTGACGACCATCCTCGGGGCGGCGGTGACGATGGCGGAGAACTACCTCAGCAGAGGGCTCATCAACCGGAACGTCCGGATGTATATGGACTATCTTCCGGGGTTCGGTCGGGACTTCTGGGCCTGGGGTTCGGGAGCCATGCAGCTGCCCGTAGCCTACGCCACTGAGAGCGTCTTCCGGATGTTCGACCTGATGCGCGTCCCGGTCGCCGCCGTCTCCCAGGTCGTGTTCGTAGCGGAGGATGACTCTGAGGAAGTCTTCGCCCCCACAAGCTACATCGCGGACGTCGATGACCCCGACCAGCCCGCTCGGATCATCCTCCGTCGCGGAGCCGTCTGGCCTGTGAACATCCGGGTCGCCAAGTCGATCTACTGCGACTACACCGTGGGCTACGGAACGACCGCCGCGAGCGTTCCTCTTCCGCTTCGTCAGGGCGTCCTCCTGATCGCCGCTGCACTCTGGTCGAACCGGGGCGACAACTCCGATCCACAGCCCGACATCCTTCAACTCCCCGCCGTCAAGGCGACCCTCGAACCGTACCGTGTTATGAGGTTCAGTACGCTATGAGACGGAAGATGGACGATTACACGGCTGGCGAACTCCGCGAGAGGGTTCAGGTCCAGCGTGTTCGTTATACTCCGGACGGTGCTGGCGGACAACTCAAGACGTGGGTGGACCACGTTGTCCTCTTCGCGTTCGTCGAGGAGAAGTCCGCCCGAGAGAACTACGCGGACTCCTCGCTTGGTCGAATCCGGACCGAGAAGCACTGGGAGTTCACGACCTGGAAGCGCGGAGACATAACGGTACAGGATCGGCTCGTCTGGGCGGATCGGCTCTGGGACATACGGTCCGTTGAGAACCTTCTGGCTCGCAACAAGTTCATCCGCATCATCGCGGAAGCCGGGGTGGAGCAATGATCTCTATCGTCAAGGGCGTCCCGCAGCTACTCGCGACCTTCAACAAGCTCCAGGCGGAGTCGGGGCGGCGGATCGCCCGCGCCACGAACCGCGCAGCCCGCGTCCTTCAGCGCGATGCTATTCGCCGCGTCAAGAACCCTCCGAAGTCGGGGAAGCGTCGAGGCAACCACACCGCGTCCGCTCCCGGGGAGTCGCCCGCGAGCGACTCGGGCAAACTCGTCGAGAACATCATCGTGGTCGCCGCGAAGCCCGGACCCGTCGCGGTCGCGGAGGTTCGAGCCCGTACCAAGTACGCGAAGGCGTTGGAGTTCGGAACGCGGAAGGCGGGACGGTCGCGCAATGTCGTGATCGAGCCTCGTCCGTTCCTTGGGCCAGCCATCGCAGCGACCGCGAAGGAGATGAACAAGATTTTCAAGGAAGAGATGAACGGACGCGGAGGTGATAAGTGACTGCCATACCCTCCCAAGCCGAACTCCTCGGGCTCATCAACGACCGTCTCACGGGCGATGCTCCGCTCATGGCGTTGGTCGGCAACCGGATCTTCAATCACGTCCCACAAGACGCCCCGCTTCCAATCCTCCGCTTCCGACTCTCCCAGGCGAACGAATGGGACACGAAGGACTCGGCTGGATGGGAAGGCTACGTGGACATCGACATCTGGAGCGATCATCGCGGCGACTTGAAGCCGTTGGAGGTCGCGGATCGGGTCGATTCAATCTTCCACGTCCTCCCATTTACGATGAGCAGCGGGCAGTCGCTCCTTCTCCGTCACGAGTTTTCCGATAGCTTTACGGAGCCAGACGGACTCACCCACCACACGGTACTTCGCTTCAGAAGTATCATCACCAACTGAACCCTCGGAGGTTATCACCATGGCCAAGTTCTGCGGAAAGGATCTCCTGATCCAGCGGTTGACGGCACCCGCTACTTACACAACCGTCGCATCGATGCGATCCACCTCGCTCTCGATCAACAACGAGCAGGTGGACGTGACCGACAAGGATGACGCCCCGTGGCGCCAACTCCTCGAAGGCTGCGGCGTGCGCTCGATGGAGCTCAGCGCGGCGGGTATCTTCACCTATGCCGCCATCATGGAGACGATCATCGCGGACGTTCTCGCGGGCAATGTCGTCGAGTTCAAGGTCATCTCCGGGGCGGGCGACACCTTCGTGGGGCTCTTCCTCGTCGCCTCGTGCGAGCGGTCTGGCGAGTACAACCAGGCCGAACAGTACACGCTCAGCCTCGCCTCCGCTGGCGAGGTGACGTACACCCCGGCTCCGTGATTGCGTAAGGAGGACCAATCATGGCTAACAAACATCGCGGGGAGATCGAGCTCACCCTAGGTGGACGGACGTTCTTGCTCCGTCCTACCTTCGAGGCTCTCGTGGAGTTCGAGGACAAGAGCGGCATGACTGCCTTTGAGGCTCTCAAGTCGCTTCTGGAGAGCCAGCGAGCCCCGGCCAAGGCGGTCGCTGCCGCCTTCTGGGCTGGGATCCGGGCGGCTTGGAAGTCGGAGGACGGGCGTTGCCCCTCCTTCGGGGAGATCGGCTTGCTCATCCAGAAGGACGGGCTCAAGTCGGTGATCGAGAACTACAGCAAGTTCCTGACCTTCTCGATCTCCTCCGACGAGGAGGTTGAGAAGATGAGGGAGGTGAGCGAGGGAAAAGAGGGGAGCGGCTGAACGATGAACCGGGAACGGACCTATGCGATTGGCAACGCCTCGTGGCCATCCTCGTGGTCCGCTTCCATCAATCGTCGGATGCCGCTTGGCGCTTCACCCTCCGCGAGTTCTTCGCGCTCATCGAGGCTAACAACCCGAAGGAGCGTGCGAGCGTCAAGTGGGACTACGAGAAGCAAGGCGACTTCATCGCTCACCTTCGTAGCATCGGAGCCTAACCTAATGGCCACGACTCTCGACACCCTAACGGTACCAATCACGGGCTCGGTCGCGGGGCTCCAGACCGCGTTCGCACAGGCGGGGAAGCTCACCCAGAACTTCGCCGCTGGCGTAGGGACGAAGCTCAACGCGGCACGGAACGGAGTCAACGCACTAGGTGGAGCGTTCCTCAAGCTCGCCGCCCCGGTCGCCGCTGCTGCGTCCGCGTTCATGTCGGTGAAGACGGTTCTGGACTCGATCAATCGGGCGGACGGGCTCGCCAAGACGTCCTCCGAACTCGGCGTCACGGTCCAGGCTCTCCAGAAGCTCCACGTTGCCGCTTCGATGAACGCGAGCAACGCGGAGGATATGAACAACGCTCTCCGTATGATGACCCGAGTTCTCGGTGAAGCCTACGAGGAAGGGAGCGAGGCGGAGAAGGCTTTGAAGGAGTTGGGCTTCACGCTCAGCGACTTCGCGGGCTTGAGCAGCGACCAGGCTATGATGAAGTTCGCGGACGCTCTCAACAGCATCGAGGAGTCGGGCAAGCGGGCGGATCTGGCCAACCAGATCTTCGGACGCGGGGCGAAGAACATCGCTGGCGTCATCGCGGCGGGAAGCGCGGGCATACGCGAGATGGGCGACGAGGCGGAGAAGACGGGGAAGGTTCTGAGCAAGATGGAGTTTGGAAAGCTCCTCGCCGCCAATGACGCCCTCGACAAGCTCGGTGCCGCGCTCCAAGCCCTCGGAGATCGGCTCGCGGTCGCGTTCGGTCCGGTCATCGACTGGCTTGGGACGGCGATCAACGATTGGATCGGAGACGTCCGTGGCGCGGACGAGACGTTCAACGGCTTCGCTCGCGGAGTCGTCAAGGCAATCGGCGTGATCCGCCTCGCCTGGGACGGACTTCAGCTCATGTGGGCGGCGGGGAAGGTCGCGGTCGGAGCCCTCGCGGTCGGCGTCAACGAGTTCGCCAACGCGGCGGTCAAAGCCTTCAAGTGGGTGAGCGATCTCGCGGGGAAGACGTGGGACTTCATATCCGCGTCCTTCAAGGTGAACGCGGACGCTATAGCGGTCGGCTGGGAGTGGGTCAAGAGCAAGGCGGTGATCGCCTTCGCGACGATTGGAGAAGCCTTCGCCAAGACGATCATCGCCATGGGCCAGACCGCTCGCGAGAGCGGCATCAAGGGGCTCTCGGACATTGGTTGGCAGGCGGAGGTCGCTGGTGCTGATCTCCTCGTCGGGGCGATGAAGCTACGCCAGGGGGCGGAGGCTGGCGTCAAGGCGGCGAAGGACGATCTGGATCAGAGCGTCCAGAACCTCGAAGCGGCGAAGGAGGCTTTCAGCAAGCCCGCCGATCTCACCACCGGACTCGAAGGGGCGGTTGAGCGGTCCCATCAGTTCTTCCAAGAGGTCAAGTCCGAGTTCAAGGATCTCGCGCAGTCGATGGCCGACCAGGAGGGCGGCAACGCCTACGATAACACGCTCATCAGCTTCGACCGCAGCTTGGAGAAGTCAACCGCCAAGGCTATCGAACTCGGAGAGCAGTACGCCCAGAGCCGGGAGACGGTCGCGAAGAGGCTTGAGAGTGCGGAGGAACTCGCCAACCAGCGTTCGCTCGACCGTCGCGCAGCGTACTACGAGGAGCTTGCGAAGCGTACCCAGGAGGCGGAGGAGACGCTCACGCTTCTTCAGGAGAGCGAGCAAGAGAGGCGCCAAGCCCTCCTCGCGGAGTCGGCGGTTGCGTACGAGGAGCAGAACTTCAAGGAACGCATGCAGTGGGCGGAGATGTGGCAGAGCGGAATGGAGGGAAAGCTCCAGATTATGTCCGGGCTTCTCTCCGGGTTCGCCTCGCTCATGCAGTCGAAGAACAAGAGCATGTTCCAAGTCGGCAAAGCGGCGGCGATGGCGGAGACGGTCGTCAACACGTTCCTCTCCGCCCAGCTGGCGTACACCCGCGCCTTGGAGATCCCCGGCATTGGTCTCGCTCTCGCCCCCATCGCGGCGGCGAGCGCCATCGCGGGCGGGTTGATGCGCCTCCAGCAGATCTCCTCGACACAGTTCGGTTCCTCGACCGCCCCGGGAGCAGGCGGAGGCGGGGCGACTCCGGGCATGAGCGGTGCCGCGTCCGCGAAGGAGTCCGCCGCCGCGTCCTCGCAGTCGAACGTCAACGTCACCCTCTATGGCTCGACCTTCTCCGGTGAGCAGGTTCGCGGGCTCATCGCGGCGATCAACGATCAGACCGGGGACAACATGAGCCTGAAAGCGCAGGTGGGATAATGGCCCAGATGGTCCTCCCCCAAGTCCTCTACGATTCCGCGCTCCACCGTTTCAAGGCGAGCCTTTCCTATGATGGGACCCTCGTGGAAGGCTTCGACCCGGAGAACGCGGTTGACTGGCGGGACTTCTCGTTGTTCCGGGCGGATACGGGAACGACCCATCTCAAGGTTCAGACCACCGCCGCGATCAACCTGGATTCGTTCGTCTTCTGGCTCACGGCTCTCCCCGCGTCCGTCACCCTCTACGTCGAGACGAGCCCCGACGATGCGGTGTGGACCACGCGGGCGACCGTCGCGGTGACCTCCCTCCTCCAGTGGGCTGACTTCACCTCTGTCGCGGTCGCGAGCGGAGACTACATCCGCGTGCGGATCGCGAACGGGAGCGGCGGAGCAATCGACTTCCGCCAGATCAGCGTAGGTCTCAAGCTCCAGTTCCCGGTCGGACAGTGGAACGGCATCGCCCCTCCGACCCTCTACAGCGGCGTGGTCGTAGAGAACGTCACCGCCGTGAACGGGTCGATCATCGGGCGGAACGTCCGCCGCCTTGAGAAGTCGGGGAAGCTCGACATCAACCTACTCGATCCAACCTGGATCCGGACGTACTACGACCCCTTCCAGCGTCACGCGGGTCGGTTCGCGTTCTGGTACCGTTGGCACCCCGTAGGCTATCCGACTGAGGTGGCCTTCGCCGCCGCGAACGACATCGTGGCTCCGACCAACGACCGCCCAGGCCCCAAGATGAAGATCGAGATGCCGATGAGGTTGCTGACCGCATGACCTACGAAGCGCAAGCCCAGGAGAGCGGGAAGACGGCGGTTCAGATCGTCGAGCTTTACATGTCGCGTTGCTCGCGCTCCTACGGGGTTGCGCCGTGCACCGCCGCTATCGGCGTGACGGGAACGGATCGTTGCTTCAACACGACCGCGACGTGCCAGGACCGCCCCAACCTCGACCTCGCACCATACGTCTATCGGTTCGCCTCGCAGCGGGTAGAAGGGCTCCAAGCTCCCGGTGACCCGCCGATCTTTCCCACGCTCCTCTCGGTCAAGACGGCTCCGACGATCCTCACGCCCGGGAAGGGCTTGGGCGTCCGCGCTTCCCTCTCCGTGACGATTCAGGATCACCCGTGGACGGACGTAGGCTGCGACCCCTATCGGACGCTGCGAAGCTACGACCCGGACGGAAGAGGAACCTTCTGGGGGAAGTGGCTCAACCGCAACCGCTTCTACGAGAACCGTCGCATTGACGTCCTCACGGGGTTCATGAACGATGATGGGACCTATGACGCGGCAAACTTCAATCGGCGGTCCTACATCATTACCAAGATCAGCGGTCCGAGTTCGACTGGACAGGTCAGCATCGAGGCGAAGGATCCGCTGAAGCTCGCGGACGGGGAGAAGGCGAAGTGGCCACGCGCCTCGCTCGCGAGCCTGACGGCGAACATCAACGAACTCGTCACGAGCGTTGCTATCACCGACCCGAACCTTGATCTCACGGAGTGGTGGAACGCGGGCCAACGCTACCTCCGCTGCGAAGAGGAGATCATGCTGGCCACGGGAGCTTCGGGGATCGGGACGAGCAGCGTGACGCTTACCGTGACCCGGGGTTCGATGCCCTCCTGGTACGACTTCTCGCAGAACGTCGCGGAGGCGCACGACCTGGAGGCGAGCGTTCAGCCGTGCTGGCTCTTCGATGACGAGATGGTCTATGATATTGTGTACTTCCTTCTCAACTACGTCGCTGGGATCGACTCATCAAATCTCCCGCTGGCCGAGTGGATCACCGAGATCGACAACGGGTTCCAGTACCTCTCCTTCAGTACGCTTCTCACGGAGCCCGTCGAGGTCAAGAAGCTCCTTGAAGAGATCAGCCAGTTGTCGGTGATGATGTTCTGGCACGAACGGGACCAGGAGGTCAAGCTCAAGGGGCTTCGCTTCCAGCAGCTGATCGGACCGCAGATCAACGATGACCAGTCCATCGTCGCGGAGTCGGTCGGCGTGAGCGAGGATTCCGCCGCGCTCATTACCCAGTCGTGGATCTACTACGACATGACGTGGCCGCTCGCGATCATGAGCGAGCTTCGCTCCTATCGCAACGTGGACATCCGGGCGAACCTCGACCGCGAGACGGTCGAGGAGTACCAACGCCCCGCCATTCGCCAGACGATGTCCCGCTGGCTCAACCGCTCGCAGACAGGCGTGGCGGTTGAGATCGGCACTACGATCCTCCGCCAGTACCAGGACGTGCGCAAGATCATTTCGTTTGCGATGGACCCGAAGGATGACGCCTATTGGGTCGGTGATACGGTCGGCATCGCGACGAAGTACATCCAAGACGAGAGCGGAGCGCCAGCGGCGAAGAACTATCTCATCACGCAGGTCGAGGAGGTAATTGGAGACAACGGGTTGCTCCTCCGCTACGTCGCCACGGAGTTGTTCGCCTTCGTCCGGACGGGCTTGATCACGCATCCTTCGGATCCGGGCGGTCCGGTCGATCCGGTCCCCGCGCCTCCGGACTATTCGCTGGCTTCCGCGACCGAGAAGAACAAGTGGGCTTTCGCCTGCTACAACGTACCTCCCGAACCCAATGGACCTTTGTTCCTCGACGGAACACGGGCGTACCAGATCGTGTAAGGAACTATCATGCCCGTCCCTTCCTATAATCTGATTGCTGATTCGGAGATCGACCCCGAGAGCCCGATCACTTCCAGTCTCATGTTCCGCCTGCGCGACAACTGGATGTCGGTGTTCGGGATTGACACGACAGATCCTGCCCCGGCTCCCGCGCTCCCACCGTCTTTCCAGACTATGCAATATGAGTACGATTGGTTTGCTTCTGGATCCGGCAACGGGACTTTCACCGCGTCTGAGTATATCGTTTCAACCATCGCATCAACCGCCATAGAGGATATTCAGATCACCGGAGGTCGATGGAGCCAAACTACCATCGTTGATACCTCGCCTAATCCGGTCGGACCCGGAGGACATTTCCGCATAGTATCTTACACGGCTGGACCGGAGTACAATGCAGGCGCTGGACATTCCGTTTGCGGTATTCACGTTGTATATTCTTCGGGTAATCCGACGAGCGTGCGCGTAGCAACGACCGCTGGATCTGCTAATATCACTTTGGCGAACACGTGGCAAGCCGTCGCGTCTTTCTCGACTGGCGGGACAACCTACGCAATACAAGCGAAGGCCAGAGCGACCGCCAGCGAAGTCTATCTACAGTTCAGAATGGTTATCAGCGGGTCAAACTCGGTCACAAGTTTATCCATTCCAGGTTGTCTCAAGAAGTACGTCCCAAAGGCTGCGGTATGAGCCCCGATCTCCTGAACCTTCTCCAGACGTTCGGCTTCCCGGTCGCTCTCGCAGCTGCGCTGGTGTATTGGTGGCGACGGGATTACAGCGACCTAGTCAAGCGCGTGCGTCAGGTCGAGGAGTCGCGGGCGGCGGAGCTTCGCTCCTACGCGAACTCCTACAAGGTTCTTGCCGAGCAAGTCACGGAGGCGTTGGAACAGAACAACCGCGTCACCCGTCAACTCCTTCACGCTCTCGGAGAGAAGACGTGGGAGCGACCGACCGACCGTCATACCACGCCACGACCCCACGCGGCGATCCGCACGCCGCTCCCGTTCGCGGTCGATCCCAAACCCAAACAAGCCTGAGGAGCCCCGCCATGAGACCTCATTTCGTCCTCCTGGTGAGCGGATTGGCGGGGCTCCTCTTTATCTCCGGATGCTCGGAGCGTCGAGACGCCGCAGTGGCGAACTCCGCCGCGAGTATCTACGAGGCGGCGAAGGCGATTGACGAGGGCGTTGACCCGCGTCTCGTCACGCCCTCGATCCGCGCTCAAGCCTTCGCGATCATCCTCGCGATGGAACACGCCTACGCTCCCGCCGAACGGGAGTTCAACAAGGAGGTCCCATGAAACGCATACACATTATCTTTCTGCTACTTCTTGGGACGGTACTTGTCCTGGCGGGAGGTGAAGCGGTTCCTGCCGCGACCGCCGCCGACTGGGCGACCAACCCGACCGTCGCAGCGGACTCGAACGCCAAAGGAGCGGCGGAGACGGTCGCCAGCATATCGACCGCTGGATGGCTCGCCTGGCTCGCGGGGTTCGGCGGACTCGTGATCGCTCTCGGGAAGTTCATCCCCGGGGTCGGCGGAGTCGTGGCCAACATCGCGGGTCCGATCTACGACATGGTGGTGACCAAGAAGGTCCGTGACGCGGAGTCGAAGCAAGCCGAACTCGCCAAGGGCTTCATGACGGTCGTGGCCGTCATCGACAAGCTCCCGAAGGACGGGACGATTGGAGACTTGAAGGCGAAGCTCGGAGCCCGTCTCCCGACCGTCGCCCGAGACGCGGTCAACGAGTGGATAGCGGATCAGGAGGCGGCGAAGACGCCCGCCACTTCGTAGTCGCTCCGACTTCGACCGCAACGGCAGAGCCCTCCCGTTCTAGGACGCGGAGGGCTCGGCACATCTCGAAGGTCGAGACGCCTACGAAGGTCGCAAGCTCGCAGGCTCGGCTCGGACCCGCCGCCCGGAGGAGGAAGAGAGCCCGCCGCCCTAGCTCCTCCGTCGCGAGCGGCACCACCACCCCGCGAGGATCTCGGGCGACCCCTTCCCGCGACCCCTCGGCGGGAGATCCTTCGTCCTCGGGCTTCCTAGAGGCGGGAATCATAGGGCCTATTCGGACCTATCTTCCGGGGCGAGGGCGACGAGGAGGACGCCCGGGAGGGCGAAGAAGGCGAGGAACACCACCGCCGTCAGCGGACGAAGGGCGATGTGGGCTCCCGCCCCGGCTCCGCCGAGGATCGCGAGGAGAAGCCCGAGGACGCGGAAGAAGATAGAGAAGAACCTCACCGGACGTCCCTCCACGTCACTCGGTTCGCTATGTAGCTGATGTTGCTCTGGCACGTCCGGAAGGCTAGGGCGAGAGCCCATTGGGGGAAGCGGTCTGCGAGACGGCGGATCTTCCGGACGGTCGAGGGGTTCTGGTTCGTTCTCATTGGCGTCTCCTCTTCGTTGCGAGGTAGTGGCTCATGATCACAGCGTACTCTCGTCGCGAGTTGACGAGGGTTGGAGGCTCGCCCTTCCGGACGATCAGCAGACGGTCGTTCGCTCCGAGGTACGGGGCGGAGATCGCCACCCAGCGGGCGAAGGACCGCGAGCACGCGTGATCGGGGAAGACTTCGGAGAGGGCGTTGACGACATCGTAGCAGAGGCTCCACTGGGCTCGGCTCACGATCATGCGCCGCGTCAGCGGGTGATGCGGGTGCGCGAGTCGGTAGGGCTCGCCGTCCTTCTTCCGCATCGCGGTCGATCCCGTCCGTATGATCTCAACGGAGGCGAGGAGTTGGACGCCTTCGAGGAGTTGCTTGCGGGCTCGGATCGGGTCGAGGATCGCGAAGTCAATTGCGGACCGTCGCGGATCCTCGTTGATGAGGAATATGTTCACCCGACCCTCCAGCCTTCGCGCTTGAGGTTCTTGATGAGCGTATTGGCGGCGGTCCGGGTCATCGAGTTGAACCCGCCGTCCTCCCATTCGTCGCGGTGGAGATCGTCGCGGGCGAGACGGACCACGACCGCCTTGCCGCTCTCGTAGAAGCGGAAGAGGCGGGCGGAGGACTCGTCCGGGGAGATGAGACGGACGTTGGCGCGGATCATGACTTGTACTCCGGACGGTAGCACAGCGGGAGCTTCGGGAGGAGTTCGGACAGTTCGCGTCCGAAGAAGGAGTTGATGCCCGGGGTGAAGAAAGTCGGCTTGCGGTCCGGGTCGTTCCGATAGTGAACGATGAACTTCCCCTCGGCGGGCTCCTCGATCTTCCAGACCTTCCCGCTGAGGATCTCTTCGAGGATCGCGATGGCGGACGCGGAGAGGTTCGTGTGCTCTCGGTACTCGGGGAGCTTGACCACGTCGAGGATACGGGCGACCGTGTTAGCCTCGATCCCGCTCTTGATCTGCTTCGAGAGGTAGCCAATGACCGCAACCGGATTCTCGCCGCGTGCGAGGTCGATGTAGGCGTGGCGGGCTTGGATGAGAGGTTCCTTGTAGGCGTCCGCCTTGTACTGGTATTCGAGGGAGTAGTGTTGCGGGTTCGCGGAGAGGGCGAGCGACTTGCCGAGGGGTTCGAGGAGGGCGAGAGCGCGGAGCGAGCGGGCGGAGAGGGTCATGGCGCGTTCCTTCAGCGGAGGGCGTTGATGGCGTTCGAGGCGTCGATGAGGGCTCGGGCTCGCACCGCGTCCTCGAACCGCTTGATCATATCCTCCATCATCCCGGTCGCCATGATCTCCTTCGTTTGGCTCGACCCGGACTCAGCGGGACCGCTCGCCGCGTCCGCGAGTCCGAGGATGGTGGCGAGGAGTTCGAGCCGGTCGGTGCGGCGGAGGTCGGTGCGCGCCTGGGCGGAGTTATGGAGGCACGCCTCGACGGTCGTGGTGACGGGGCGGCAGGTGTAGGCGGAGGTGAAGAGAGGTTCGCGGCGAGGGAGAGCGTTGCTCATGGGAGGTTCCTTCGAGGTCGGAGGGTTAGGCGTTGGCGAGTTCGGCGGGCGGACCGTAGCTGGCCTGAGCGAGTCGGCGGTCACGAACCTGGGCGCAAGTCTCCCCGTTATGGGTCGCCGCCCCACATTCTACGCAGCATACAGGATCGACCGGGAAGCGGGTGACGTGGAACGCGGCGACGGCTGCCTTCATTTCAGGGCTGGACGCGGCAATCTCAACTTGCGTCTTGCGTTCCTCTTCGACCGGGGCGGCGGGGCTCACCGTCTTCTCGCCGTCCGTCCACTCGTGGACGACCAGCTTGGTGAAGTCGGACAGGCGGCGGGCGACGGTCCAGATGGTCGGCTGGTTCCAGCGAGCCTGGACCCGCAGTTCGTAGGACTCGGAGCCGAGGAAGAAGACGCCCACGAAGCCCTCGTGGGCGAGGCGGGAGTTGCCGTTGTAGGCAATGAAGAAGAAGTCGCGGGACTCGAACTCGCGGAGGAGGTCGAGGAGGGCGGCGGGAGCGTCGAGCTTCTTGGCGCGGCGGAGGAGGGCGGGGAGGGTGAGGCTCATAGTAGGTTCCTTACGAGGGCCAACCATACGCCCCCGCCCGACTTAGTAAAGAACAATCTTTGAGGATTCCCTAAGTGAGCAATCCTCAATCGGTTATGACGTCGAGCCCTTCGAGGCGCAGCCCGCCTCCACGTCCTTCGCGAGCGTCCCGGGGCAGCGGTTCGTCGCGATCAACTCCGCCTCGACCAAGAGGAGGTAGCGGCGGAGGTCGCGGATGTCGTCGATGACGCCTTCCGCCCGCTGGTCCGTCTCGACCGCTCCGAAGATGTCGAAGCGGTCAAACGCGGGAACCTTCTCAACGTCGCAATCGAGAGGGTGCGCGGTGTTCGGATTCTCCAACGGAGGATTCGCCACGCGCTTCTCAAGGCGGTCCCACTTCCTCGCGAGCATCATGAAGGCTCCGATCCCTCCGCGCTTCTTCCACGAGTCTCCATAGGACTTCTCAGCGTGGCGAAGCGCGGTGACGTCGCTCGCCGCCACGCGGTCGAGTTCGTTGAGGTAGAGGTTGCTCATGAGGGTTCTCCTTCGTAGAGGTTTGACCAGGCATTCTCGACTTCCGCGATGGCGGCGGAGAGTCGTGGCGTGTTGAACTCGGCTTGCGCCTTCTCCATCCAGGCGGTCCCGTTCTCGTACCACTCCTCAGCGTAGCGGTTCCCCATCTTCCGCTGCTCGACGGAGTACCAGACGAGTTCGAGCATGTCCGCGAACTTCAGCAGCCAGCGTTCCTCTCGCGAGAGGTTCGCCGCCTCGATCCCAAGCCCTCGCTCGATCTGGAGCTCAAGCTCATCGAGCGTAGCCTTGAGCGACTTCGACATCCACTTGGCCGTCGCGGGGATGTCGCCCGTATCGTACTCTGCCACGTCATGGTAGATCGCAGCGCGGAGGAGATTGACGGACGGGTCGCAGATCTCGAAGAGGAGCGCGGCGACTCCCCACGAGTGCGCGGCGACGGTCTGATGGTCTATGGTCGGACGGGTATGGAAGCGACGGACTCCACCGCCGAGTCGGATGCGTTCGTGATTCACTTCCCCGCCCTCCGCTCAATCCACTCTTGGCATGCGACCTTCCACGCCTCGTCTCCGATGGCGTTGACCCATTCAAAGTAGATACCCTTGCGGAATACGAAGGCGTTGTGGACGGGGATTGCCACGCGACGTATGAACCGGGACTTCCATTCTCCGATCTCCAACGGTACATACTGACCCGCGCAGAGACAGAACCGTTGAACCTCCTCGTCCCACTCTTCCCTCGGAAGGTCGAGGAGACGCGGAGCCGAACGGGCGAGCGGGTAGCGGTCGCAGGGTTCGGTCACGAAGAACAACCGCTGACTCTTCGCGTGATTGCGATAGACGTGGAGGTTGTTGCTGATCTGCTCGTACCAACCAACCTCGACCCCGACCGCCTCCGCGACGTATTGCTGGAAGTACGACATGTGGACGGGGTTCGCTCCCGCGACCGCCCCGAGGACCGCGTCATTGGAGCGGTTGAAGACGGTGAGGTTGAGGGCTCCTCGGTCGATGGCGAAGACGAGGGAGAGGTTGCACGCCTTGTCCTTTGTGATCTTCCCGAGGTCGGCGGAGTCCCAGAGCGCGATGACGGCTTGGCGGCTCGTCGGGTTCTCCTTCAGTTCGCGGACTACCTCGGACAGCTGGTCCTTTCCGAAGTGATGACGCATACGGAATCCGTAGGCAGCGTTGTACCTCTTCCCATCATCGGAGAAGGACGCCATGGCCGAGTTGTAGAAGGTCGGGAACGCGACATCCTCCCGTCCCGCGAGCATCCAGAGCGACTCCATCAGATGGAAGAACGGGTTGGCGTCCCGAACGGGGCAGAAGCAGACCCGCTCCAGCGGTCGCTCGTAGTGAAGCGCCACGGGCTCGGGGAAGCGGAGGACCGGACCGTTGCGGCTCAAGTCCTCGACTCCTCGCTTGTCAATCTCCGCCATCACGCGGCGGAGCATCTTGTTGACGTTGCGTTCTCGAATCTCGATCATGGTCGGTGTTCTCCTTCGGGGAATCTTACGGGGAGGGGCGGACAGGTAAAGAACTAGGGGAGTGGGGTTGCGTCCGGACGGTAGAGGCTCCGGGGTTCTCCCTGTCCCTCGATCACGCGACGGTACTTGTCCCACTCGCAGAAACAGTTCGAGAGGTTGTTCAAGTCCGCGAAGGTATCGACGAAGCGGGCTGTGCAACGGTTCACCGCCGCCCGGATCTGCTTGAGCGCCAGCGTGGACTCCTCGACCTTCCACGAAGCCTTGAGGTCACGGAGGCAGAGACGATTCAACCCGCGCTTCGTTCCCGGTCCCGCGAGGACGAACGTGGCCCAATCGTCCGTCTCGCCAACCGGGAGATCCTTGGTGTACTTCATATCCGTGATGATCTGGTTCCTCATGAAGTCGCCCATCCCGAAGATCGACCCCAGGAAGACGTCCCACTGTCCGCAGTTCCGAACTCGCGGACGGTCCTTCCACTTCGCCGCCAGCGGGTCGAAGACTCGCTTGATGAGGTAGTCCTCCTTGTTGAGCTTCGCGTCCTCGCCCGTTCCGGCACGGATCATGTAGGCTCCGGTGTACACCTTCTCGCCGCGCTCCGTCCGCGAGCGCATAGCCTTCCGGAACTGATCGGGCTTCCAACGCTTCATGTATCCGATCTCCGCGAGGGTATCTGGCCAGTTCACAAAGCGGGCGACCGCGAGGTTGAAGGCGAGGAACTCGTGGCCGTTGTTCGGCTTGATGATGTTCGCGAAGATCCAACGCGTCACGCGGTCATCGCAACGGTCCACATTACAGAACCGATACTTGAGCAACACCGGATCCTTCGTCCAGGGCGGTCGGAGTCCGCGCTGACGAGCCAGGCGGACGTCCTCGCGCTCCTTGATGAAGTAAAGGAAGTTGTCGAACATCTGGGCGTTGAACATTGGTCACTCCTTGACGATGAGTTCGATGTTGGCAGCGAGCTTCTCGGGCGGATTGAAGTAGAAGAACTTGGCTTGGTCCTTGAAGAGTTTGACGTGACGGTACTTCGTTGCGCGCGGTCGAAGGTAGCTGGCCACCGTCTTCCCTTCGAGCTTCGCGTGCGTCTCGTCCGCGTTCTTCATAACGGAGGCATATGGTTGGTCGAGGTAGTAGAGGAGCGGGAAGGGGAGACCAAGCATGACGTCCTCGACTACCGACCGGAGCATGCGGTGCTCTGGATGATAGATCCCGAGAGGGGCGATGATCTTGGCCTCCGATCCGAACGGCGCAAACGTCGAGGCGAGAACCCTAGTCAACGACTTCCGGTCCTTCTCGGGCTTCTCGCGGTCCTCGGAGAAGGGGAAGCCGATCCAGAGGGCATCGACCGCCTTGGCGTAGGCTTTGGCGTCCTCCGCCCGCTTCCGTGTCTTCGAGAAGACGGTGATGATGGACACCGGGACGTTCGAGGCTCGCCACTTCTCGATGTGTCCGCCGAGGGAGAGGAACGCGTCATCAGCGTGCGGTTCGAGGATGATGAAGCTCATGACTTCCTCCCGTAGATGAACAGATCATAGACCTTCGAGGGATCGGCTTGCGACTTGACCCAAGCCTTCGCCCGTCGCCAACGCTCCGGGTCGAGGGCGAACCGTTGCGCCTCCTTCGAGGCGATGAGCTTCGGCAGTTCCTTCTCGGACTCGACGAACAGCGCGATGTCCTTCGGGACCGCCTTGGCGGCCTGGGAGTGAAGAATGGGGCAGCACCCGTACCACAACGCCTCCTTCGTAGTGTTGTTGTACGTCCCTTCCTTGTAGGCGGTGAACTTACTTCGCGTCAGTCCCATCAGGTCGATAGTGAACCAACCTCGGGCGAAGACTTCGGAGATGGCGTCCAGCGAGACGTTCCCGAAGAACTCCGCCCGACCGTATCCGTTGAAGCCCTTGAAGTGATCCGTCTTGACGGCTCGTCGCCACGCCTCCGTCGAGCGAAGTTGATAGTACAGGATCCCGTTTGAGTACATCTCGAAGTCTCCCGGGATCTCGGGGATGAGCGGAAGGATCTTGTGGATCCCCTTGATCGCCTTCCATTGCGACGCCCAGACGGTGAGGAGCTTCTTCGACCGCGCCTCCATCGTCTTCCTCGGCCAGAACGGGCTCGTTGAGTAGGAATGAGGAATGTCGAACTTGTCGAGATGTGCGAGGACGGGCTTGTGTACGCACGTCACGTAGTCGAGGAGCGGGACGGCGAGCCTCGCCCAGTGCTCGTACTCCTCCCAATAGGCGTCAGTGAGTCGCCCCACCATTGGAATGAGGATCGACCGGAGGAAGGGGAGCCAGAGCGGTTCCGACCCGTAAGCCTTCGTTGGATGTGGGACGAGATAGACGATGTACACTCGGTCGTAGTTCTCGTTGATGAACTTCGCGGACGCGGAGAAGTTCGAGGGGTGGTGTGGCGC